ATGATGTACTTGCATAACCAATCGACCCAAGACCTACCACAGTACTTGTTAGCTGAGGTGTATTAATATATCCAATTTTTGTAAGTCCAACGATAGTACTATTATTTGCAGAATCGATAGAAGCTGTGAATGATGAAAGTGTTGAACTATTGGCATATTGGAAGGAACTTAACGATGGAATCAAGGTACTTATGGTACTGGGACTCTGTGTAAGAGTGCTAAGTGCTTCGCCCACATATGTCGATAATGTGGCAGTGCTTATATATCCGTTATTTGGTCCAAGAATAGACCCGAGATTTCCTGTGAATATTGTTGCAGAAGTACCTGCTGTTTGTGCTCCAATACTACACAATGACTGTAGAAATACTGATGATAAGGATGAGAGCAGTGATTTAATATCATACGTTTGTGATGAAAATGTATTGATTGTGGAAGGTAGAGAATCTAGAACAGGTCCTCCTGCTATTGTGATTGATGAAAGTATATCAGTCCATACTGCAGTACCGATGTTATCTGTTATTAATATTCGGTTGGCTGGTATTCTTGTTTCAGTAACTGGATCAACGGCATATACTCTACGGAGTACGATATCGGTGATACCATCTGCCATTCTCTTTTTTACACAGAATTTGTAAATGCGAGAATTAACTCAGTAAGAATCATTTATACAATCAGATGACACAAGGGGGTGGTTTATTACAACTTATAGCACGTGGAAAACAGGATGTATTCCTAACAGGAAATCCACAGGTGACATGGTTTAAAATGGTGTATAGAAGATATACTAATTTTTCAATAGAATCTTCTATTATTCAATTTGATAACCAGCCAGATTTTGGTAGAAAGATAACGACAGTTCTACCAAGAAAAGGCGATTTACTTACTACACTATGGATAGAGATTGAACTTCCGGCAATAAAAGATTCTGTTACAGGAGTTCCAGTGTCGTATGTAAATTCCATAGCTCATGCTCTTATTCAAGAAATTAGTATTGAAATCGGAGAACAAGAAATTGATAAACAGACTGGTGAATGGATGGAACTATGGTCTAATTATATAGTTACTGCTGATAAAAGCCAAGCGTGGAATAATATGATTGGAAAAATAAATATTAACCAAGTAAATGCCACATCTCAAAATGTGGGATTATACGGACCTTTGAAATTATATGTGCCATTACGATTTTGGTTTTGTAAAAATCCTGGGTTGGCTCTTCCTTTAATTGCTTTACAATATCACCCTGTTCGTATAAATATTAGCCTACGTCCTCTACAACAACTCTTTGTGATAGATACTCCTTCCACAGTTCCATGTGATAAGAGTGTATCTCCCGTGTCGATTACATCATTTAATATGTTTGGTGATTTTATACATTTAGACGTCGAAGAAAGACGTAGATTTGTTGCAAATTCCCACGAGTATTTGATTGAACAAGTTCAATATACGCCAAGTATATCCATTGATAAAACGGCAAGGGCTGTTCAACTTCCTATGGAATTTAATCATCCTATTCGTGAATTATTCTGGCTTATTCAAAGGGATGCTGCAGTTAGTACCCATCAATGGTTTAATTTTACGAATTTATCAGTTGGTGAGACAGGAACATATACAAATCTTATTACATCGGCCATTTTACGGATTGATGGATTTGATCGTTTTGACTCACGAAAAGCCGATTATTTTCGGTTAGTTCAGCCATTTCAATATCATACGGTAGTTCCAATTGAACAGTATGTATATTCGTATTCTTTTTGCTTTCGCCCCGAAGATGTTCAACCGAGTGGAAGTATGAATGCGAGTCGTATTGATAGTATTGTTCTTCATCTTGAAATGGATGCCACCCTTGAAACAAGGACGGTGAAAAGTCCAGCAAGAGGAACATCCTCCGCAAGAATATATGCGATCAATCATAATATCTTACGTGTAACAAATGGATTTGGTGGCATATTATTTCGTATATAAAAGGGGGATTCTTCCAGTTTCTGTTTTTGGTATATTAGTTTAAATCCGGCTATCAAAGCTCTATCGTATTTGTAGTAATGGTGTGGGAATTCCCAGCAGTTTCCCAAACTCGTATTGAATTTTGGAGAAAGCCTCAATTTACACAATCAGGTATGTGGTGGTTTACATTATTTCTTGGTTTTTTTGGTGCTCATCATTTATATTTAAGATCTCCGCAAACAGCAATATTGTTTTTTATTCTTAATTTTTTAACAATGGGATATTTATGGGCATATGATTTGGTTCAATTATCAAGTTTTGGAGAATTTTCTGGGCCGAATGCGTTAGAAGCATTGAATAAACATGGGTTGTCATATGCTTTTGGACCTTTGGGATTAGCACAAGGTATGTGGAAAGAACCTGAAATCTTATTGCCAAATGGTCTTCTTCCACAAAGAGGAGGTGGCATTGAAGAATCTGACGTAAATAAGGAAGTAACAGAAGAAGAGCGACAATATGGGCCAACACCAGAACCAATATACTTTTTCTTATATTTTTTAACAGTTTTGATATCTCCTTTAGCGAAAGCAATCGCTGGAGATTATAATAATTCATTCACGTCAATTATGAATTTAACCCTTATGCCGTTTGGATTTTATTTTTATATTATTTGTTTAGTATATGATATTATTATTTTAATGGCATATCCAGCCCATCTATGTGTTGAAGGTTGTACGAGAGGTATACCATATACATGGATGTGGTTTGATCGAAAAGGTCATAGTCCAAACATAACAGGAAAATCTGAAATAGATCCATGCCCTCCACAAGAAACCTTTATTACGGCTATTATGAGATGGATTATACCAATTATGAAATTTTTTCCACCGACGATGTTTCATGGAACTATGTTTGAGAAAATTCTTTTACGATGGGATGATGGAAAAGAGGCATATAAAAGGAGAGAAGAAATATTGAAAGATGATCCTTTGGCAGGAGTTATGGGAGGCATATCTGCATTTCAGCGTGGCGATTTTAAGGGAGCTTTACATTCTGCTGGAGGCGTGGCTTCACATGTTCCTGGTGGAGGTGCAATTGCAGGCGCAATAAATAATGTAGAAAAGATACAAGGGCAAGTTGCTTCTGGAAGACAAGCTTTACAGAATCCTATGGCACAGATGCAAGCAGCCAAAGGCCAAGCTTTGGGAGCATTAGGAGCAGCTACAGGGAATCTTCCAGGTGTTCCAAAACTGCCAGGTGTTCCAAAACGAGTGCAGTCAGGAGGAGCTATACAAACACCAGAACCCACGTTTAGTCTTTTAGATTATACGGCCTTGGGGTCTATTGGTGCGGTTATTGGAGGTGGTTTACTTCTATCAGCAAATAGATTCCGCAATGTCTTTACAAAATCAGATGATTCCCCTCCAAAGCCAAGAACAGTTTGAAACATTATATAAAAAAGAAAAGCTCACTTCTTCTGTATTAGTATACTTTACTGCCGATTGGTGTGGAGCTTGTAAACGTTTGGACTGGGAGTTTCTAAAGGAAGAATTCCCGGATTTATCGATATATAAATGTGATATTGACGTAAATAAATACACGGCGGGCTTTTGCGGAGTAAAAAGTATTCCATCTTTTCTTTTAATGGATCCTGAGAAGAAATTGGAAAGTCTACAAAGCAGTGATACGGCAAAAGTGGCAACATGGATTAATAAACATCTCGTAGCAAAGAAATCTTAAGGAGAATAAATCGTCATTACCGTTGCAACACCATCGTCACGAACTCGGAGACGCACTAATACAAGAGACAATCGCATTGCTTCTTGTATGGCAGTTTTTATATCATCATAACAGAATTTTATAGAAGAATCTTCGTAAAGAAGATACAGTATCATTGTTTTCTAATCTATATAGGAAAGTTTTGGTAAACTTTTAAAACCGTAAATAATTGACAAAATACAACAGACGTGATGGAAAACGTGACTATTTAAATAATTAAATATTCCATTGGGATTCCAAAAACGTTCAGGAACATGCCCTTTAAAAAATACAACACCAGATACAATAATAAAAAAACTACAATTCATAGAATCTTGTGTAATATCTTTAATCAAATCACTGGAATCTATCATTCGCACATACACATATAATGGCATTGTAAAAGGTATGCACGTTACAGCTGGATATATAAATCCCCAATATCTACCCACAATATACTCTCCAACGAGAATATGATATACACAAAACAAAGCAAATGCAGAGTCAAGAACAAACCCTATTACACAATACATACGACTTTCCAATAGACCTTTTGTTATAAGAAAGGTATCAAGTAAATGATGGATGTAGTTAATGGATATGATTCCAATGAAATCAAATTTCCAAGAATTAATTTTCCAATCTTTATCAACAACTGAAAATGTATGTGCAAATCCAGAGGATATTCCCATTAGTGTTGCACCGAAATATGCCATATTCACAAGAAACCAATATTCGTCCGTGCCTTTGATTGAGGAAGTATATAATTTCCACAAGTAAAAAAATCCAGTGAATAAATGTGTATAAATATTCAACGTTTCATTGTGCCATTGAAACATGCTTAGAAATGCGTCATAGGGATTTAATACACCTCTATATCCATGAGAAATATAAGGATATGTCGTATACCATTCAGGAAGTTCTTTTGCTCTTACCAAGGGCATTTCTAGTAAGCATTCAAACCAATCTCTAACCCTTTTTCCCGAATTAACAATGTAACGAGATATATGACATTTGCGCCACTGAAGCCCGTATGATGATCCTCTGCCATTTTATTAAATATAATTTCTGCCAATGGATGAATATCAGACACTTTAGAATTTTCACGTATTAGTTCTCCTCGCCGAATAAATTCCCAGGCATCTGGAAAGTCTTTTACTGCAGAATTAATAGCATCAATCGCATTCTGTATCATGGTATCGGTAACGATGAAATACTTCTTACCTTCGCACACCTTCAAATCAAATGTATGGATGCCTTCCATATGGGACTTCGGGACTTCCCTTTTCTTAGACGTCTAAAAATCATTTTTTATAGTATATGAGAAGAATAGATGGAATTTGATTATTGTATTGTTGGTGGAGGAATTGCTGGTTTATATAGTGCTTTACAAATACGTGAGCGTTTCCCAAACGCCTCGATTGTATTGTGTGAAATGTACGAGAATTTTGGAGGACGTATAGAAACATTTCGCGATTCATCCATACAATTTGAAAAAGGTGCTGGACGAATTCACAGTTCTCATAAACTCTGTGAGAATCTGGTGAAGCGATATAAACTCACAAAAATTCCTATACCCGCAGAATCAACGGCACAATGGCGATCTGCCCCAGGGGCAGAGGCTCCAGAAGAAAACGAAGTCTCAAAAAATATGTGGCCCATTGTCGCAACATTTATTATACATATTCTATCAAAACTAAGTCCTACCACCCTCCAAACAAAAACTTTGGAAGAAATCTTGACAAATTTATTGGAAGGAGATCTCGTAAAACGAGTTATTTCACGATTCGCCTATACTTCTGAAATAACTTCTTTACGCGCCGATCTCGCCTTAGAATCCTTTCGCCATGAATTGGGAGGAATGGAAGGCCATTTTTACACATTAAAAGAAGGCATTGATTCTATTATAACACATATGATGGATGAACTTCGCGGGAAACTGCAAATATATAAAGGATATCGTCTTGTATCTTTGGAAAAGAAATCAACTCTTACTTCCCTACATTTTCAAACAACAGAAACCAAGGCAATACATACTCTGAATGCACACAAAGTCATTCTGGCAATTCCATCCGAAGCTTTAAAAGGAATATCGCCCTTTAAGAATTTCCCTGTTTTAAAGAAAATAACAATGACACCTTTATTGCGAATATACGGTGTCTTTCCAACACCTGCATGGTTTCGTGATATTCCAAGAACAATAACAGATTCTCCTATTCGCAATGTTATACCCATTTCTTCAGAGAAAGGTGTGGTAATGACCTCTTACACAGATAACAAAGACACCGAGTTTTGGATGAAAATCTACAAGAAATACGGAAAAGATGTAGTATCTCGGCGTATTGTGGAAGAATCTGAAAAATTATTCAAGTGTAAAATACCTGAGCCACATTTGTTTAAATTGTATTATTGGAAACATGGATGTTCATATTGGTTGCCCGGCTTATATGATGTTAATGAAGCAAGTCGTAGAATGATGTATCCTTTGCCGAAAACGTATCCAAATATTTTCGTATGTGGGGAAAGCTATTCTGTAAATCAGGCGTGGATAGAAAGTGCCTTACAACATACAGATACTATGCTACGAACTTATATCTTTACTAAATAGAAATTAGAAGAATGTCGACGAAATTAGGTATTCATTTATTTCATATTCTTATTATTGCCCCTTTTTTCTTATACGTAGCTCTTGTTCGTGGGCAATTATATCCGTGGATATTTTCTCTTCTAACAGGCCTAGGTATTATAGTTCTTGTATATCATGGATATAAAGCGGTATTAAAATGGAAAGCACAGAGTCCTAACCTATGGATTAATTTACTTCACGCGTTCGCGGTAGGTCCTCTTATGATATATATTGGGTCAAAAGGCTACGATACACCGCGATGGGCGTTTGAATTACTCGCGTTATTTTCCTTTGCTGCCTTTGGATATCATGTATATGGAATTGTATTAGACGTCCAAGAAATGACGGATATAAAAAAAGAACTTCCAACGTAAATAGCTTTTCTTAGATACACAGCCCCTTTTTCACCATTGTGTCAGAAGTGATTTCTGGTGGAAGGCATGCAACAAGATGATAGATGAACGAGGGCTTTGATTGAAATTGTGACCCGCAATGAGTGCATTGAACACCATCTTCGGGCTTTTCGCCCTTTCCAAAATACTTATTTGTGTATTCGCTTAAATGTT